ACAAGATCGACTGGGACTTACCAGAAAACCGAATTAAAAAACAAAATGCCTTCCGACTTTATGCTGCTGGCAGGGGAACAAAGGAGATTATGACCGAACTCGGTTTTACTTCCCCCCCCCAGCTATCTCGATTTGTCCATAGCGAGAAATGGGACAAACATGCCGAGATCTGGCGGGCCAATCCTGAACAAGAAAACCTCTACCCTTGGGAGGTTGAGAAGCCCAATCAACTAGTTCCCGCTCCGCCCAAGATGGAGACCATGGAAAAAGAGAAGCGGATGCAGTGCGTCAAAGCTTTCTCGATGTTTTGCTCTGGTCGCAATGTTCCTGATATTGCTTCTGAAATAGGGGTTAGCGTTTCTACTGTCAATCTTTGGAAGGAAACCCAGAGGTGGGGCGCATGTCGGGAGCGGCTGGCCAACGATCAAAATCCCGCCCCTTGGGAGAATGAAGATGTTCCAACCCTGCTTTCAGATATTACAGCCTCAATTGAAACAATGAAGAAATCTATCAAGTTTTTAACTGGCAAGGTGTTGGTTAAAGCTGCCGATGCCGCCCAAGAACTTGATGGCATGGAAGCTTTGGGCATGATGCGAAACATCAAGCAACTAGCCGAAGCTGCCTCTATCAACTTCAACGAAGGCAACAATCAGCAGAACGCAGTGCAGATTAATATCGCCACCAAACTTGAATCGGTGAAAATTCCCGAAAACAACACTTATGAGGCCGAATTGGTAGTCAGTGAGTAGCCCACGCTTTTGTTACGCCCGCAAAACCGATGTCCCTTCGGGGGGATGGTGGGTTAAATGTCCCGTTACGGGAGAGACCATCTATGGTGGAGACTTTGGTGATATGGTCAAGAACTGCGAGAAAAAGATTCTGGAGCAAGGGTTGGTTCCGCCACCTGATCTTATCCCCCAGATAGAGAATGCCCTTTGCGAGCGTTTGGCTGGGTCTGCAAACTGCGTTCCTTGCTCTCAAGCCAAGCAGACATTAGGCTTCGGAGAAATCGTCCGCTGGGTCAAAGCAATGTACAACTTCGCCACAAGGTCCCAATTTCAATTGGTTGACCAAGAAGAGGCCGAACGCCGCGCCAAGATCTGTGCCGCTTGCCCACATCAGATATCTACTTCTGGATGCTGGGGATGTAAGGGAATCGCAGGAATGCTTCCAGCTATTGCTGGGGCTCGTAAAACATCATATGACAGCCAACTAAGGGCTTGTGGCGTTTGTGGATGTTATAACGCCGTGAGCGTTCACTTGCCGCTGGATGTCCAGCAAGACGCCCATCTCAGCTTTCCCGACCATTGTTGGAAAAAATCTCAAAGCGAGTAATTGCTTTGTTGAAGCCCATAGGAGCGATACCTGTCGGACCTTCACGATGCTTCGCAACAATGAACTCCACCGTGGGATTCTGAGTGTGATTCTTGGCGTCCTCTTCGTCACAGTGGAGAATCATTACCATATCAGCGTCCTGCTCAATAGCTCCAGATCCTTTAAGGTCTGAAAGACTTGGCCTGCCTCCGCGTTTTTCGGGATCGCGATTCAACTGAGCCAGTACCAAAACTGGTACACGCAAAGTCTTGGCCAACTCTTTAATCCCGCCGCTAATCTCTTCCACTTCGTTGACTCGATTATCCTTGCTACGCTTGCTATCTCCGCGCAGTAGCTGGAGGTAGTCGATAATGATGAGATCAAGAGGTTCTTTCTGGTGGGCGCGACGAGCCACAGCCTTGATGTATCCAATGGACTTACCAGAGGTGTCATCGCACAGAATATGGGAATCTCGCACTTCGGCGTAGGCATTGGCCAGACTATCACGCTGGAACTTGGTGATGGATTGGGCGAGGATATCGGCTGCTCGCACACGGGCGCGAGAGCGGATCATGCGCTCCATCAGGCTGACGCTGGTCATCTCAAGTGAGAAGATAAGGACTCGCTTTTGAGCATCCAGCGCAACATGTTCTGCAATCTGCATGGCTGCACTTGTCTTTCCGACTGCTGGCCGAGCGGCCAACACAATCATGTCGCCACCGCGCATACCAAACATCAGAAGATCGTCCACTGGCACCAAGCCCGTTCGTACACCGATCTTGGGCTCGCCCCTCATGGTGGATTCGATATTGTCCAAAGCCCTCTCAACCACCGTTTTGATGGACAGCTTTTCGCTGTCATCAATCAAATAGTCTGCCCGCATGACCGAGGTCTCCGACCAGTTCTTGAGTTCTTCCAGCTTTAGCTCGCGGTCACGGGCCTTATGAACCATATCGCCAGCCAGCATTTCAAGCGAGCGGCGATAGCGAGCCTCTTCAAGCTGTGGGAAGTATCTACGCCAACTGTGGGAGTTCTGGCAGTAGGAAGCAATCTCGGCAAGGGTTTTGTCCCCACCCGCGTCTTCCAAAGTTCCATTGGCGTCCAGATCACTCTTGATAGAAATGTAATCAGCGTGGATAGATTTGCCAACCACCCGAAGAAACGACTGGAAGATCAGCTTATGCTCGTAGAGATGGAAGTGATCCTCTCTGAGTGTCGAGAGCATCTCTCTTTGCTCATCAAGTTGTGCGTGGAGAAAACAGGAAAGAACGGCGCTTTCCGACGATTGGTCGAAGATTGATTCGTTGTTCACGAAAGATTAGACAATGCCTTGGGCCTTTCGTTCAGCCTTTCTTGCCAAAATCGCCTTCATCAAATCGCTGCGGCGTTGACGGTCTTCGGGAGACAGATTGCGCTTTTTCTTCTTATTCGCCTTAGATGGCGACTTATTTTTGCGCTTAACTGTTAATTTCTGACAGTTCGCCACATCTGGCGAATTACTCACTTCTGATGCATTGGCAAGCGCAATCGGGCCTAACGCCTCACTAATGATGTATTGTGGCAAATGCTCCCTAGCGGGTATAACTGGTTCATGGGCTACGGGGATAAACTGGGTTTCTGGCTCCTGATCGGGTATACTTTCAGGCATTGGAAATCCCGCAATAGCCATCTTGTGTAACGACCCATCTTTGCATCCATGAATAACCACGGCTTGGCTAGAGATTACTCTGTCTGCACATGTGACCCCTTGGATGGCTTGGGCTTCGGGGTCTTCGGCAAAGAAGATGATCTTACCGTCTTTCCATTGGTAGTTCACGCTTTTCCAGTAGGTGCGGAGCAAAGGACAATCCCGACCAATGGCCATGAAATTCCAACGGCAACGCACATCCCAAGGCTCTGGAATGGTTCCAGCAGAACGGTAGGCTAGGTTATAGTTGTCTAGGCTTCGGGCGCTAGGGCAGAAGTCCAAGAAGTTGGGGGGATAGACGGCACTACCCACAATCATCTTATAGATATTCTTCCCGTTGGAGGCCATGCCACCTTCGTATTGATGGCCAAGAATGGCGGGTTCCTTGCGGAATTCGGCCTCAAGGTCATCGGCCCAACCCTGTTTCATGGGGACGCAATCGGGCTCCCAGAACATCCAAGGTTCGTTGACTGAGTAGCACTGTGCTGCGGCGTCACTGAACATTTGATTGGGGCCAAGTGGCCAGCCATTGAAGCCGTCTTGGGCGATGATTCTTTTAACTTCTGGAAAGCTTTTCTTGAGTTCTTCGGTGATCTCATAGATCAACGCTGTATCGTTCGTAGCACATAAAGTGGCCTTGTGGCGCATGTTGATACCCATAGCGGTAATTGCCTTGGCCGAAAGCAAGGCCAACTCTGCGTCTCCATTGTGGTAAGCAAAGACAATGTTCATTCCACATCCTCCAAGGCTTTGACCGCAACTCCTACGGCGCTACACAACTCTGCACAAGCAGCCTGAGATGAATCAAGACCAGCAATGTATTCCAATGCGTCACGCATAATATTATTTTCGTTCCCTATTTTTCCAAGCTGAATTAACAACTTGGCTTCGCGATCTATTGTTTTCTCACTCATGCCTTCTCCTCATGGTCGAAATGAAGCGGCCAAGTCGGATGGGTGGGATCTTCCATGCGGACGCGGACGTTTTTATAGCCCCGTGCAATGAGGCTATTAGCCACATGCTTGGCTTCGTCTTTAGACAAGTTGTGGTTGTGGAGTTCGACTACTTTCTCCCCATAAGTCACTAAGAATTTACTCATTTGTTTTTTTTCTTTCTTTCTTCTGCTTGGTTGATGTATTTGGTGAAAGCTTCGGCGCATTCTTGCGCGAGTTCAAGCTCTTCGGGAGCGAACCAGTAGCCGTTGCGCTCTGCGGCCAGTCGCTCCATGGGCATCGGGGTTCCCCTGCGGAACCGTGGGCCAACCACGAA